TTTGTCTATAGCAACTCCTGGCTGGTTAAGTTCTTCACCCTTGCAGTTAACTCCTAAGACTTAAACTGTAATCGTTGGAGCTGGTGGTGGTGGTGGAAGTGCAGGCAGCATGGGAAGTTATGGTGGAACCTCGGAGTTTGCCGATCCTGCAGCATATAATGGATCGGATGTAATAAGATATATTTCTTACGGAGGTGCTCCCGGGGGATCTGTCGGAAACGGTGGCGGAACTTCGACCCCTTACAACGATAAGTTTAATACCAGACAGATCACTGGATCTGGGGGTGGTGGCGGTCGGAGTGGAGAAGGGGGTGTCGGTACTTATAACGGAGGAAATGGACGAGGAGCTATCAATTATTGGTCTGGTGGTGGTGGTGGTGGTGGCAGTGCAGGATACGGGCAAGCAGGCGAAGCTGGTCTCACTTACCCAGGATACCCCAATGGTGGCGATGGAGGAACAGGATTTGATTTAGCTGCGTATTTAGATCCAGACATGCCTTCCAGCGGGCAAATAATAATTAAAAATATCAACGGCGCATATCGTGTTGGAAAAGGTGGTGGTGGTGGATCTGGCGGTGGTGGTGGAGCAGTCTCCCAGCAGGCACAAGCCGGTGGCGGAGCAGACCAGTATGCTGATATATCCGGAAATGGCGGATCTAACTATCAAAATTTACCTGCCATTTCTGGAAGACAAAATTCCGGTAGTGGTGGTGGTGGCGGATATGGGGGAGCTAGCGAATTAGGAAGAGGAGCTAGCCCCGGCAGCATTGGGGGGAGTGGATTAGTTGTAATTAAATATGATAAATTCTATGAAGACTGGTATAATGTCAACGCCATTGGTGGGTATAAGTATATTAGATCCACTTATGTAATAATATACTTTTTAGGAAGTGGTAGTTTAGAAATAACAGAGAAATAATTTATGGCTCATTTTGCAGAATTAAACTCGAATAATATTGTTGTTAATGTAATAAAATTAGATGATGCTGTTACTATCGGGGATCTACCTTTTCCGGATAGCGAAGTAGCAGGCATTAATTTTTTAAATACTATAATACCCGGTAAGATTTGGAAACAAACTTCTTACAACAATAATTTTAGATTTAGGTATCCAGGAATCGGATACGAATATCATTCTGAATGCGGAGAGTACGGTGGATTTTGCCCGCCTAAACCTTTCGATGATTGGGTCTTTGATTATGGGAATTGTTTATGGATAGCACCCAAACCGATGCCATTGGATAGCATAGAAAAAATTTATGTCTGGGATGCAACAATACATGATTGGAAATTATTTGAAAATGAATAATTTTGAAATTCTTAAAACAAAATATAGTTTAATAGAAAAATATTGGGATTTAATGTTCGAAGAAGGTGTTGATCCCTACTTAATTTTATCAATGAGAAACAACGAAGTCAAAGTTAATATTTTAGTCAAGTCGGAACATCTTAAAAAAATTTGGTACGAATATAGATCTGATGAACTTCCTCTCTTAGATAAATTAATTAACTATGCAAAGTTTACAATAATAGATGTAACTTCTTTAGCGAAAGATAAAGATAGTGTTAGATTCTATCAATTTTATAAAGATTGGTATAACAAAACTCTTTTATTTAGTTTATATCCCTGTGCAGACCTACCCATTCTTCAAAGAGAAAATACACAAGGTATTGGTTTTTATTCAGACAGCGACAATTACAAATACTATTACAATGATTTAAATGTTTCTAAAAAGAATTTGTACAATAATCAAGGATTTGTTAGTCAAACGATTGAAAAAATAGTACCAATGGCAAATCAAAAGGCACTAGAAACATTTAATTTATTAGATGCAGGTTTAGATATTTCTCGCATTTCTTCAGTTGAAAGGGCAGACGATTCTGGAGTGACATATCTAGTATTCCGTTCTTGACACTAATTTAACATATCAGTGACCGCAGTAATCTTGTTGTTGATTTCCTCTAATCTTAGTGTACGAAATAATCCTGGATGTAAAGGCCTGGGAATATCTGAAATAGAAGTCCAAGCATAGCCTCGATGTTCACTGTTTAACGTTGGAACAAATTCACTGTCTACAATAACAATATAGGTATGATATACAAAATAATTATTGTCGGCAGTATAAGTTTCTAAAGGGATTAGTTTTTCGTTGTTTAATGTAACGCCAATTTCTTCTCGAACTTCCCTTTTTAAACTTTGAATTACAGTTTCCCCGGCGTCAACTTTTCCCCCAGCAATGCCCCAGGTATTAGCAAACTTCCCATTATTTCTCAATAAGAAAAGATATCGATCAGTTTGATTGCAATAAATTAATGCACCGACACTTTCAATTGTTACTGCATAAGACTCTACAAAATCAAACTCCACTGACCTGCTGGGTAATGCCCCTGAAAACTCTTTAACCATTCTGTTCCATTCCATCTATACTGAACAGCAGTATTTAAGTGAGTTACATATTGTATATTAGCATTTTGGCTGGCAGAGAAACTTACACGCCATTTAGTACCATCCCACTCAATGATATCATTTCTTTTTGCCACAACTGGGCCTTGGGAAATATAACCATCAATGAATTTAGATCCATCGTTGCCTAACCATGCTGCGGCTTTCTCGCTGTTTACGACCGAACCAATATCGTTCAATATTAGATATCTTACTCCACTGCTAGTAGGTGTAGTTATAGATTGATCGTCAATGTCAAAATCATCGGGATCAACAATGGCATGTATTGGTGCTACAGTATTTGTTGGAATAGTATCAGAAAAAACGTTGTACAGTAGTAAACTGTTATCAGAAGGATGATATGCAATAGTACCGACTATTTCTTTATCATCGTCTACTTGTAATCTAATCTGACTAGTTCCGGGTTTTAATGCACCATAAACTTCAATCAGGGCAGGCCAACTATCTCGACTTCCAATTTTTCCAGTTTCGGTGGCAATCTCACTTTCTTTAACTAATACTAGAGTATTATCAAGTACTACAATTCCGTACTGTAGCGGAGTAATATATTGTCGACTCACAAGGTTACTGTCAGTGAATGCAGCATCATCTAATTCACCTTTGGGATCATATATGCTAGCAATAATTTTTTGTATAACACCAAGCTTTTTAACTTTGGCTGGTAAACTGATCCAAATTGGTAGTTCAAATGTTAAACTGGCAATATCAATTTGATCTTCGGTGCCAGCTGGTATTGTTCTTGAGGTAAAATTAATATTGGTCAACGTAATAGTACTTAAACTAGTCCAATCAAGATAGTTATCGGTGTTTTGTATTTCCATTGAAGGATTAAACAAACAGCATAGTTGTTCAATTAATTGTAGTTTTTGTGTACTATTACTAGTCCATATATCTAATTTTAACTCTAATTTATAAGGTACAGGCATCAGTCTTTCAACAGTGATAGAATCTTGTTGATTAATAAAATATTGTCCACTGGCTTGATCAAATACTCTTTCGCGTAAATTTACTTTACTGACATGATAAGGTTCTTGAACACGTTCACGATCATAAGTTAAACTGCTAATATACACTGACATTGACGGTGTGTAACTTAATACGTTTTCACTGTTATTTTTTAATATCTGTGCAACCTGTCTATTCATGTCGCCATATATTACAGGTACACGTAGTAAACTGGTATTTCCTGTTCGGTCTTTTCCAAACTCAACTTGGAAATTACTGACCATACGAACGAATTGTGTAACAAATCTTCGTATTTGTCCTGAGTAAAAAAATTGCTGCATATTAATCGGCTCTTGGTTTGAATATTTCGTTTAATGCCTGGCGTTCGTTGTACACTTCTCCGCTGCTGTTGGTATGTGTTGCAGTGTTGTTAGCAAATGTAGAACGTAGTGTACGATTTGTAGGTCCTGGGGTAAGTGGCGAACGTTGAACGTCTTCGACCTTCTCCCATTTAGTACCATTCCATCTAAATAATCGATTAGGAGTAAAATCTAATCTTAAGAAATAAGTTCCCAATTTGGGACTAGTTGGAAATGCTACACCACTGAGTACAGTATAACCGTTGGGTGCTTTTCCATCACCAGTTAAATAACCTTTAATAGATTTATCGGGTGTTAATAATCCACGGTCAGCAGTCAATGCTGCGGTATTGATATTTAAGTTAGTTTGATCAGCACGAGGATCAAACGGATCCTCGGGAAGCCCGTTTTCTTTTAATCCTAGAGTATATAACGGATTAACATCATATCCGCTGTAAGGAACATCGGCTTCGGCCTGGGCAATAATGCTATCATTGATATCAACAAACTTTTGATAACTGCTTAATATACTGCCCAGAGTTTGATTGGTGTCGTCCCCAGCTTTGATATTATTAAGTAAATCTTTGTATTCTTGACTGTCTACCAATGGTTGAAGTTTTACACGCCAAAGATGTGGCCACCAAGTTGGACTAAATCCTTCGCTGGCACGATTGGCATCAGAAACAACATAGTATCTTTTTAGTGCTGCAGGAAGATCAGCGTCTAGAGCATCATAATCTTTAAGATGTTGTAGTTCCAGAACATCGCCGTTCATAATTTTTCTACCAATGGACTCGACCATTTCTTTAAGATGAAAAGTCATAAACAGTGTGCCTGAGTTTAAAAATAGCCCAAATTGGCTAAGATCAAAGTCATTGTCGGATACGTTATAGATACCACGTAAACTGTATATGCTGGTATCGTATTTTCGGTCTCTATTTTCTAAAAATAGCAAATCTTGAATGTTTTTTCCGCTTTCGTTTATATATCCAGGCTGTGTAGCATCTGAACTAAATTTAAGTGTAGTGCCACTGGTAATCGGTGCTGTAGTGTCAAGTGTTAATGTTATAGATGTGGCATTTTTTGTTGCAATACGACTGCCTTTTGCAATATTAGTTCCATACACAAAGTCGCCGGGTTTAACTGAACTGGTATCGCTGATATTAATAGTTTTACCTATAGCATTTTGAGCAGATGATGCAGTTAATGTAATTGATTGGTCGTTAGTACCTAAATATTTGTGTAAATTAATACCTGTGCCGCCAATGGTAAACATTTCGGCTATCTGCCTGTCGAAGTATCGATAGTCGTTGCTGTGTTTACCGTCTTTCCAAAGGCTTAATCTAGGCAAGGCAGTTCTCCAAAGTATTAAATATTTATCCAATCCATTGCGGTTGACCTAGTTCGAATTTTAGTGTATAATTGTTTTTTCTTGGTAATTTTGGAGTGTGATATGGCTCGTATTTCTGTCAAAAAAGAATCTGCAACAAAACGTCAACCTAAACTTACAAGTACACTGAGCATTGACGAAAAGTACATTGGGGCAGAGCCGATCTGGGATACAGAACGAGCTCTAACTATGAGTGATGCTGATTTTGAACATCATCTTCGTCGTAGCCTTCGTTGGTATAATTATATGTTTTCCAGCCGAGAGCTTAAAAAATACGTTGTGGAATGGCTACAAGAAAATACCAAGCTAAACGCTCGAGAAATTAGTATCTTTGTTAAAAGTAGTGACCAGTTTTGCCCAATTACTATTTGTAGTCTTGTAATGGCACATCGTCGCGGTATGCCGATGAAAGAAAAATATCGTGATCATATTGTTAAAACAGTAACTAAAATTATTGATGAAAATCAAAATTTAGTACAGCCCGAACCTATAGCAGCTAAACGAACTGACATTAAAGTTCCTACAATTGCAGATCGTGTAGCAGAAAAAACTGCTGAGTATATCGGCGAAGTCGAGGGCTTAATCGACGACTACATTTTCAATAAAAAAGAGTTCAATCTTTACAATTGGCTCAAAGAACGCAATGTTCCGCAAGGATCGATTGTAAAGTTTCGTCAAACTGTCAGCCGGCAGCAACTGGAATTTGCTGAAGCACTGGAAGGCAAAGACGCACAACTCAAAGAAGGCTATCGCGGATTTAACAAAGCCCGTCTTAAACAAATTGTGACTTTTTATGAAAAGCTGTGGGCAGACCTAGACAGTTTCGCACAAAGCAAAAAAGTAGCACGTAAGGTTCGTGTTAAGAAAAGTCCCTCCAAGGACAAACTTGTTGCCAAACTTAAATATCTTAAAGAAGATCGAGAACTTAAAATTACCAGTATTAATCCAGTGGATATTATTGGCGCAACTAAACTTTGGGTTTATAACACCAAAACTCGCAAGCTTTATCGTTATCAAGCAGATGAACTTGCTAGTACTTTGAGTATCAAGGGTACTACTATTCTTGGATATGACGAAGTTAAAAGTGTGGGCAAGACTGTTCGTAAACCCGCTGAAGTATTGTCCAAATTTATGAAATCCAGCAAAGTACAGCTCAGGAAGTTTTTAGATGATATTAATGCAGTTGAGGCCCGAGCTAACGGACGTATTAACGAGGATACACTATTACTCAAAGTAGAATAGGGGTGGTTTGCTAAATAAAGCAATAAAGGTCAATCTATATGAGCACAGAAGCCGATATTGCTGCACAATTACAGTCCGTGACTGAGTTAAAAAATCAGATAGTGGAATACACTAGACTGAGATTAGCTGATCAGATCATTGACATAGAGCCCGATAAAGAGCATTACGATATGGCCATTAAACAAGCTTTAATTAAATATCGTCAACGCAGTAGCAATAGTGTAGAAGAAAGTTATGCATTTTTAGATCTAGTAAAGGAAAAGCAGGAATATATTCTTCCTAGCGAAATTATGGCTGTACGCCAAATATTTCGTCGAGGTATAGGGTCAGTTACAGGGACCACTGCTAGCCAATTTGAGCCGTTTGCTTCTGGATACCTCAACACTTATATGTTAGTAGCCGGTCGTGTAGGTGGATTAACTAACTATGAATTGTTTACCCAATATCAAGAACTGGCTATGCGTATGTTTGGTGGTCATATTAATTATACCTTTAACCCCACTACCAAAAAATTAACCATAGTTCGTAAGATACCCGATTCGGGTGAAAGTGTTTTGCTTTGGATTTACAATTACAAACCCGATCAAATTCTCTTGTCTGATCATATGTCTTTTCCTTGGATACAGGATTATGCCTATGCTTTGGTCAAGTATACAGTAGGTGAAGCAAGAGAAAAGTTCAGTCAAATTGCAGGCCCACAAGGTGGTAGCTCACTAAACGGTGGGGCACTTAAATCAGAGGCTAAAGAAATGCTTGACAAACTAGAACTAGATTTAATAAACTATGTGGATGGCGGACAGCCTTATACATTTGTTATAGGATAATTCTTGATAGTCACTATTAGCGGATTCATCGGCAGTGGCAAAGACACTGTTAGTGAATACTTACAAAAAACTCATAATTTTAAACAGATTAGTTTTGCCGGAAGCCTTAAAGATGCTGTATCTGCAGTCTTTGGGTGGGATCGAGAAATGTTAGAAGGCAAAACGGTAGAAAGTCGTTTTTGGAGAGAGACTCGGGACATTTGGTGGAGCGAGCGACTAGGTATGAACATCACTCCAAGGTGGATACTACAGTACTGGGGTACTGAAGTGTGCCGGCAAGGATTCCACGATGATATTTGGATTGCTAGCGTAGAAAATCGTATTAGAAATAATACTGGACCAGTGGTTATATCTGATGCAAGATTCCCTAATGAATTAGCTACAATTAAAAATTTGGGCGGTAAATCTCTGAGAGTGGTTCGGGGAGATAATCCCGAATGGTATGATTTGGCCATCAAAGCCAATCAAGGTGATTCACATGCTCGAGCAGAAATATCTACAAAAGTCCATTCATCGGAATGGTCTTGGGTTGGGCACGACTTTGACTATGTTATCGACAACAATTCGACTTTAGAAAATTTATATCATCAAATTAATCAGATAATTAAAAGTCAGGTTTAAGTACGGGTTCGACCCAGCCTAGCTTTTTAGTTTGCAGTTCTATTCTGCAGTTTGCACATATAGATTTCAAGTTAGCCCAATCGGTGTTTGTAGTGTTGCCATCAATATACCAGATACCGATTTGTGTATTGACACGACTTTTAAAATTACAGAGTTCACAACGATCGCGAAGTTTGTAACCGGCTTTCATCCAATTGGGTACTGGATCTCGTTTTGGTCTATGATTCCTAATGCAAAAATCACAGCGATTTCTATAATAAATTCGCTGTCGGGTTCGATAATTAACAGCGACGGGTCGTTGATAGCAGGCTGGACATATGGATCTGCTCATAGCAATATTTAGCCTGTAAAGGGCAAATAAAGGGCACTCAAACCAGGTAATTTTGCCTCCTTCACATAAATAATAGTAACTTTATGCTAAAGGAATAATAACATGGCACTAACATCACCGGGTTTAGAAGTTCAAGTAATTGACGAAAGTACTTATTTACCATCTGCACAAGCAACCGTTCCGCTAATTCTTTTAGCCACTGCTAGTAATAAGCTATTCAACGGCGCATTAACAACAGGAACAATCAAAGCTAACGCAGGTAAGCTTGACGCAGTTTCGTCACAAAGAGAACTAATTACCAAATACGGAACTCCGCGATTCCAGACTAGCTCGATTGGAACTCAGTTACACGGAGACGAGCGCAACGAATACGGACTAATGGCTACTTATAGTGCATTAGGATTGGGCAATCGTGCTTACATAATTCGAGCCGACATTGATTTGGATGATCTAGAGCCCACTGCTTCTAGGCCTACCGGCGAGCCTGCTGATGGTACTTATTGGTTAGACACTGCTCAAACCGAATGGGGAATTTATGAGTGGAGTGCAGCCACCGGCTCCTTTAGTAAAAAAACACCATTGTTGCTATCTGATGCAGATTTAACTTCTGGAGTACCTAAAGTTTCTGTTGGTAC